GTCCGCAGGTCGGACAGAAGTTGCCGCTTGGTCTTCACCACGCCGCCGAACTCGATGGTCCGAACAACGGGGATGGCCTCCTCCAGCAGTTCCTTGAACATGTGCCCGCCGAGCGCCGTGTGGTCCACGCCGGTCTCGATTTCGGAGCCACCGGCCGCGTAGCGCGCGTGGTCCCGGGCTCCGAGCGCCACGATGCCACGCGTCGTCTGCTTGCCCTCCTGCCGGTCGAGGCTCACGCCAACGATGTTCCCCCGCCGGTCTACCTCGCAGACCAGCGACCAGCACTTGTCGTTCAGACCGGGGTCGAGCGCGTGGGCGTAGACGTGACCCTTGCCCTGCGGCTCTTGCGCCTCTGGCAGGTCGTCCTTGAACGCGCCGCGCACCGACAGCGAGTTGAACCAGACGCCCATCGCTTGGATGAAGTACCCGTCGATGTTCTGGTCGATCCACGCCTGCGGCTGGTGAAGGATCAGGGCGTCAAAGGACTCCCGGTCGATGCCGTAGCCGATGTTGTCGCGGGTGCTCATGCGCATGGAGTACCGGCGCGGATCGCAGAACGGGTCCTCGGGGTCGCCCGTGTACCAGAGTTCCTCATACTCAGTGCTCGTGTCGGCGGAGGGGGTCGAGATGAGGACGAACTGCCCGCCGGTCGAGAGTCGCCGGGCGTGCATGACCTCCTCCAGTAGGTAGCGCAGGGTCGGCGCCTCCTGAAGGCCCGCCTCGTCAAATGACAATCCGTGCATGTTCTGGCCGATGGCCGACAGCGCCTTGGCCTTGGTAGACCGGAAGTGAACCTGCGCCCCGCCCAGTTCTGGGGCGAAGACGATCCACGCGTACTCGCCGCGCTCCTTGGCGCCCTTCGTCCACTCGACGCCGTCCGACTGGGTGGCCTTGGCGATCTTCTCAGCCCCGCCAATTGCAATGGCCCACGGGCACCCGGCCTTCTGGGCTTCGTGAACGCCGCCCAGCAACTTGACAATCTCGTTGAAGACCTGCTCCGCCGGAGCCTGCTCCACGGCAAAGTGCCACCAGTGGTAGGGCAGAGCGCCGAACCGCTGCAACTCTGCCTGTGAGGCGCCCGCCTTGGGCGGCTCCAGCCCGATGCGGTAGACACACGAGTGCAGGATGATAACCGACAAAGCCAGCGTCTTTCCCGCACGGTTCCCGGCGGCCACCATGATCCAGTAGTAGAAGGCCCGCCACCGGCTGTCGGTGCGCTTGATGTACGCCTCCATCATCCGCTTCTGGCCGGGATGCAGCCGGACGCCGAGGAAAATCCACGCGAAGCGGATCGGGTCCCAGCGGCACCGCTCCCACTCCTTCAGCCAATCAGTCATCGTCGCCCTCGGTCAGCAGGGGGACGGACATGCCGCCCACCAGCGCCCTCGGCGCGAGCCCGGCGTTGGTCATGGCCTCGAACAGCCCCAACTTCAGGTCGCCCTGCGCCTTGTCGCGCTTGTCGGCGAGCCCCTGCGTCTTCAGGATCGAGCCGATGGCTGCCTGCATGTCCTTGCCGAGCACATCGTAGAACTCGGACCAGTCCACCATCGGGAACGGCATCCCGTTGGCGTCGGTCAGACCATCACGCTCCTTGTTCATGGCGTCGGCTCGCTCCTTCGCCATCTGGATGCGCCGCTCAACCTCGTCCAACTGCATCTGCTGGAGGCGGATCACCCGTTCGCGGGCAGGAAGAAGCGGGACGAGTTCGATTTCACGATGCTCGCCGCCCGACGTGTGCTCCTTCAGGTGCTTGATGATGGTGGCTGTGCCGGGGCTGCCACCAAACGCATCGGACAGGGCGGTCGCCGTCATGCCATCGTTCCAGCCAAGTTCGATCAGGCGCCTACGGTCGGTGCTCTTGCAGACGGCGCAGCGCATTGAAATAGTCATGCGTGGTCCAGAATGGCATTGACGACGCCATCTCGCAAGTTGTGGGGTCGGATGACCACGGCGGGGATGCCGCACATGTTGAGCAGTTGCAGGTATTCCAATTGGCCGGGCTGGAACTCGCCCTCCTCGCGCTTGACCTCGATGGCGAGCGCCCGCCGCTGGCGAGGATGCAGCATGAACAGATCAGGGAACGACTCAGCGGTAGACACGAAGATCGGCTTCCCGGCCGCGTCGAACGCCGCGATGCCCTTGCCGACGTGCTTCACGACCCATCCACGGCTCTTTGCCCGCGCAACGACCCTCCGCTGGAGCACCTTCTCGCTCATCTTGCGGTCAAGACACTGATCCGGGGTGATCGTGCGGTGTTTGACCCCGCAATGGGGGCAGAACGCACTAGCCTCGGCGTGAAACGCCTCTTTGGCGGCCTTCGGGTCTCGTTTCACCATGTCAACCGACCGCCGGAGGCCAAATTCGGTCGCATCGTGTAGCACATTGTCATTCATCGTCGTCCTGAACGTCCGTCATGTTCTTCAGCCGGAGGCCAAGGTAGAAATTGCCCGTCTTCTTGGCCTTCCGGGTGAACAACCGGCCCAACGCGAGACCAAACCCGGTCATGGACATCTTCTCGACGCCGTTTCGCTCGCACCAGCCGTCAAACGCCTTCCACATCTGGCCTGCCGGAGCCTCTTCGCCGTCTCCCGACACGCACATCTCGCCGACGAACGACGAGATGGGGTCGTTCTCCGCGATGTACGCTGCCGACCAGTCGAGCACCTTCTTGGGCTCGGGCAGTCCTGACGTCAGGTACATCTGGGCGGCGACGGCCATCGCCCGAAGCGCACCTTGGAGGTTCGCGGTCTCCTTCAGCCGGTCTTCGAGGAACTTGTCGTCGCGACTGGGGTCCCGGTAGTCCTGCTCGAACCACACGATCCGCACCCGGCGCTGCATCGACGGGCCGACGTCGTCGGTGCGTGGAGGGTTGTTGGTCAGAAACACGATCTTGTGCGTGGGCTCGAACGTCTTGAAGGTCTTGGCGTACAGCGTCCGACCCTCAATCGGGTCGTTGCCGGTGTGAGCCTTCAGCATCTCCTCGTTGAACTGCCCGCCCTGCGGCTCCGACATGTACGTGAACCGCGCGCCCTCCAGTTTCAGGAGTTCCGGCCGGGGCTTGTCGCTGCTCGCGGCGCCGTATCGGGTCTTCATGTACAGGGTGTCCGGCGGAGTCGCGGCGTAGTCGTTCAGCGCCTTGGTCACGGTCCTCGCAAGGACACCCTTGCCGTTCTGACCGCTGCCCACCCACATCCAGAACTTCTGCTCGCGGTTCGTCCCGATCATCGAGTAGCCGAGGATGCGCAGCAGGTAGTCCGTCAGGTCCGGGTCGCCGCTCATGATGTCCTGCACGAAGTTGATGAAGGGGCCGAAGTCGGCGTTGGGGTCCCAATCCACGCCTGTCGAGCGCGAGATGAGGAGTTTGGGGTCGGGGGTCCCGTCGAGGATCAAGGTCAGCAGGTCGAGCACGCCGTTCTCAAATCCGATGAGTTCGGGGTGCTGGTCCCACTCGTGCCCATCCATTGCAATTCCGGGCATCGAGGCCAGCGTCTTCAGGACGGCGACCTTCTTCGAGTAGTCGAGCATCGGCAGCAGCGGCTTGATGTCATGGCCGGAGCCCTCCGCATCGCGGACCCAGTTGAAGACGCACTGGCGAACGAGGTCGATCACCTCGGTCTTGCGATCCGGCGCCCAACGGACCCCGTTCCAGATGTGCCACATGCTGGTCGAGTGATCGTACCGGACCCGGTCTCCGATGCCGCGCTCAGTGGAGGGCTCGGAGAGCAACCCCGCGAAGTAGTCGTCGCGCGTGCTGGTAGGCGCGTGCTGCGGCCTCGGATCAGCCACGGGCTGCACGCTTGTAGGCGCCCCGGATGGTATCCCGCGCCCGGCGTTCTGGGTGGCCGCCCTTCTTGGCGGCTGCGAGAAGTCGTGTCATTGCCACGTCATACGGTACACCCTCTTCGCGGCAAACCATCGCCGCCCAGTGGATCAGGTTGTTCTGGTTCCCGTCGGCGGCAGCGATGATCGCCTTCTCCAGACCATCGGTGTTGTACTCGTGGGTCTTGGGCCACTGCCACCATTTCAATCCTTCGACCGGCTCCTGCGTGAAGTACGAGACCGGCGTCTGGCGGTCGGCGCGGTCGATGGCCCACAGGTCATCCCGCGCAAACCTCACCGACGCCTTGGCCGGGAGGGTGTCGGGCATCTGGATCATCCCGCCGACGACGAGCGGGCGCGGCCCCCAGCGATAGGTGCCGTCCACGCTCCCGTCGTCGGCGAGGTGGGAAGAGGGAGGCGCGACGACATATCCGCCGAGCCCCTTGAACAGGAGGGTTCGCCCCGGATCGGGCTCCTTGCCATCCCCGATCCAGCGGTTCCGGTCTGCGCCGGGATACCAGAGCCAGATGTGGAGGCCGTTCTTCGTTTCGGCGACGACGGTGTCCTCGCTCGACTGCCAGCCGAGGTCGAGGAGAACCTCTGCCGCCCTGTCGGTGTCCACGTCAGCAACGTAGAAGTCAGGCGGGATCAGGATTGCAATGCCGGTCGTGCCGACCTCGGGGCTGAACGACATCTTCACGGCGTTCGCCTCGCCGATTTCGGTCGGCACGCCGTGGAACGAGTCCTCGTAGGACCACGACTCCCCGTGGACCCGGCCGTTGGGCTTCTTGCCGTTCAGCGCGAGGATGTGCAGCCCCGCCGCGAGGTATTCGGCGGCTGCGTCTGCGAGTGGATTGCGCACGTTGCTCCTTGGTAGTGGCCCGACCGTCGATCCGTCATTTCCGCTTGCGCGGCCCCATCACTAACCGACGGTCGGGCAAACCTCATCTGAGGCTCATCTGGTAGGGGGCGGCCCCGCCGTCAAAGCCTTTCCGGCCTTACCCGGTTGGCATGGTAGCGGGGCCGCAGGTCCCGCCGGAGCCGTTGCGGTCACCATAGATGACGCGGCTATCCCGGCGAGCCGACTCCAGTCTAGCCGAACCTGCGCTTCTCGATGAAGTCCGCAAGGTCGGTGAGGAGGACGACGTAGCCGCGCCCCCTCTTGGTGGGCTCCCGGGTGGCGAGCAGTTCGCGCCGCCGGATCGCCCGCCGGATGGTCTCCGGGTGGCATCCGGCCTTCTCGGCGGCCTGCTCGACGGTGAGGGGGCGAGGCGGAGTCATGGCCTACTTCCCCTTCTTCGCCGGACCGAGGAACGCCTCGATCTGGGGATAGCCCTTGCTGTTGTGGGTGACCTGCGCGTTGACCTCGCGTCCCTCGACCGCGCTCAGGTCGGCCGGGTTCTCCGGCGTGCTGGCGAGCCAGAGGTTGAACTCGCCCGGAGTCAGGATGCCCTTCAGGAGGATGTGCGAGTTCGCCTTCTCGTGACTGGACATGTTCCGGGTCATGGCCTCCAGCGTGAACTCGATGGTCGGGTCATCGACCTCGTCCTTCACGTCGGCCAGCATGACCGGGTTGCGGTCGGCATCGAGCACTGTCGCATTGAAATGGAAGCGGCTGCCGTCATCGACCTTGCCGAACTTGTCCTTGGGGGTCGCCCAGTCCTCGTGGACCTTCAGATAGATGTCGTTGAAGCGGACCACGTACAGGCCATCCTCGATCTGGGGGATGCCGCCTGCCGCCGTCGGTGCGGGGATGTTCATAAGGCTCCTTTCAGCCTATGCGTACTCGACCAGTCGTTGGTCGTTTCGTGCCCCCTCATTCTGCTACACCTTCACGGTCTTGTCAAACGGCCGAAATTCTGAAAGGTGGAGGCGGTGGAGGCGGTTGAGGCTTCGAGAGAAAGAAACTAACTGCTATACGCGTACGGGAAGTTTATCCGCGAAGTCCCAAACCCTCCACTTTTTGGCCCAACCCTCCACCTTTGCTGTCAGCAAACAATGTTTTGAGCACGAATTCCAATTTTGGGTCCCCGCTGGGCGGCATGTCCGCCCGGAGGCCGCGACCGCCGAAACCTCCCCCACCCCCCGGGGTGGCCGCAAACCGGCCGCAAACCGTCCACCGGCCCTCGTGAGCACCCCGGCAGTGCTGCCAACGGACATGCAGCCCCATCGCAGCACCTCGCAACACCCCTCCCGAGCG